ACTCTGCCCGGAGTTTGAAGTAGTCTATCTGCCACAAATTGTAGTTGTGGTGGAATAATTAACTTCTTACCTTGTAGAGCAAGAATCATGCTTTTGTCGTCAGTAAAAGTTGATACTGCGATTAAAGCGTCTTCTAACGAAGTCTCATTCAAGTCAGTGTAAGTGCTTGGTCTGTTTGAGAATGTTCCTCCACCAGCTAAAGGGTGAGATGTGTTTACTAATGAAACACCGTCTCCACCTGTGAAGCTAGATGAGAAAGCATTATTCAATACAGCAGCAGCTTTCACTTGCTTAGTATGAGCCATAGATCTCGCTAACGCCTTGGTATATCTAGCCCCCAAGCGGTCATAAAGATTATCCTCTATTGCTTCTTCTGTAAGAGCAAACGCTAAAGCTATGGTTTCGTGTGAATACCTAGCAGTGAAACCTTCGGAAGCTGAATCAAATTCAACAGCGTTTCCTTCTGCTTTCACTTTGGCATTACCAAAACCAACGATCAATGTTTCCTCTTCAAAAGCTCTGTCCGAAGACTCAGTTTCAAAGATTTCAGCATGTTCGTTTTCGTAGCGGTCATACTCCATTCCAAACAAAGCATTTAGCCCTGGTTCTAGCTCTTTAGCTAGTTGTGATCGATTAATCGCCATTACTAAACTCCTGTAGTTTGAGCATAGAAGTGCTCGTTAATTTTAACAATCATGTTGACGTTTGTAGAAAGTGTTCCTGTTCCAAGAGCGTTATTCTCTGGATCATTGGAAAATCCAACAATTCTACATTGAGCTGTACCTGTAGCCATAGTTCCACTGAGATCTACATTAGATTTACCAGTGGTTGTACTACCAGCAGCGTAAACAATGTCAGCGTTTAAGCCAACAACTGTTTGTGTAACACTACCTGTAGCAGCACTTTGAACTTCAAATAAAGCATTAGGATCGTCAACTACGAAAGCAACTGCGTCTGATGTCACAGTACCATCAGGGAAATAAGGTGAAAATTGCACCTCTCCCGCTGAATCAGTGTACTGGCATCCCTGAAAGACTCCTAGTAATAAATCTCCAGCCGCAGCAACAGCTATGCCGCCTGTGGCTTTCATTACTACTGGGTCGCCTGTAAAGATACTTCCGGTTGTGCCTGAAAGAATTCTATACTCAGTAGTACCAGTGCTATTAGCACCGCTTCCAAGTTTCCCTATAGGCCTTAAACCGAATTTAGCATTTGTATTTGCCATAATAGTTTCCTAGTTAATGTTTATTATAGAAGTAGTAATTATTTACTGCTTCCTCCAAAAGTAACCTTTGATGACACTTTACTTGAAATTGGCATCGCAGGATTCTCTTCACGCATTAGGTCGTTCTCTACGGCAGTCATTTGGTTTTGAGTTTGTTGTTCAAAAAATTGGTTTCTTTGATCTGCGATTTCTTTATCAATTTTGCACAGTATCAACCCACCCACACCTATAACGCCGGCATGTCGACCATCATCGACTGTAGGAAGATCGTGAAATCCAGATATTTCTTCAGGCTTTACCGGGACGAATCCTTCACGAAATCTTTTTGAGACATTCGTTTTGTCATCTTGCCCTAGTACAGATTCTCTAATCCAATGATATTTTATACCTTCAGATTCAGCTTTTTGTATAACTTCCTCTGGCAGTTCTAAAGCAGAAGGCATTTTCCAGACTTTTGGTCTTTCGTCTTTTGCTCTAGTATCAGAACTTCTTGAAGCTCTAACATCTTCATCTTGAATCACTGTTTCTTTATCTTTTGTCATGATCTTTCTAACCTCGCTTTTTGTATTGCGTAATCTTTAAATGACACTCCAAGCTTTTTAGCTAGTGTTTGTTCGCTCGGTGTCAACTCGATACGATTTTGTTTGCGTCCTGTCGATGTATTGCGTGTGGCTGAAGCGACTGTTTGGACGGGTTTTTTGTCCGCTTCCACGTTAAATTTATGAGGCAACTCTTGTCGCACTCTGTTATTTAATTCACTATAGTATTCATCAGACTCAAGGTCAAACCCTTCGTTCTCTAATTGATTGTGAATTGCAAAAGCAACTGAAGTTGCAATTTGATCTTTTCCAAACCAAGTGTTTTCTTGTGCCCATCTTTTAGCATTGTCTGAAGGATCTTCATACTCTTGAACTGGTTGTTGTTCAAAGTAATCTGGTTGATTTTTAACTTGTTCGTTATAAGCTGCTTCTTGTTCTTCATACCTTTTTTGATCTTGCCTATATTGTTCAAGTCTAGCTTTATCTGAAGTAGCCATTGTTAAAGCTTCTGTAGCTGTAGCTATTGCATCAGGATCCTGGGACTCAGTGGCTGTTTTTAAAGCTTGTCTTGCTAAAGTTATTTGAGATTCAACACGATTTGTAAATTCATCTCCATAACTATTTTGAAAAGACTTTTGAGATTGCCTTAATTGCTCATTTTGTTCTTTTAACTCTTTAGCATATTGAACGGCCATCAACTCCCTTCTTTGAAACTCTTTGGCTTGTGCTACTGCTTTGTTAATCCTGTTTTGTGCAAGAGATGCTCTTTTCTCTATATCTGATTGATCTTTGGCTTTTTCTTCAACTTGAGGAGAAACTTCAAAATCTTCTTTTATTTCATCCTCAGTTACAGGAGTAACTTCCTTGTTTTGATCTAAATCAATGTTTACAGACTCTTCTTGAACCTCATCCTCTACTCTTCTGTGTTCAGGGACTGCAGCTTTTTCTATCTTTTCATCTGTAATTTCTACATCGATGGTTTCTAATTCTTCAATGTTTTGTGCTTCTTCTGCCATTATTTGCTCCTATAAAGATTTAATATCGTCCGGGTTTAAGATGGTTGCTATCACTTCATCATCATTAATTATTCTAACTTCGTGATCATCTTCCAATCTAAATCTAGTTCCAGCGTATCTACCTATCAGTATCCAGTCTCCTTTTTTACACCAAGGGTCATCACCAAATTTATTTTGATCTTGATAAGCCAACGGTCCTAGTTTTAGTACATAGCAAATGACTGTAGACAAAGCTTCTCTATCTACTGTTTCTTTTACTAATTGAATTCCAGCTTCTGTAACCCCTTTGCCTTTGTAGGGTAAAACTAACAAACGCCACCCGGATGGGTTTGGCATTCTGTCTAGTAGGGATTTGTTTAGTAGTTCTGGATTAAGAACTCTTTCTTCTTGTGTTACAAAAGCTTTATCTAGTTCTGAAGATTGCTCTAGATTATCTTTTGCAATGTTTTCTTTATATTCTTCAAATTTTGTTTTTGCGACTTTTTCATTCATCGATGTTATCCATATGCAGCGTTTCTCTTAAATCTTCTCTGAGAGAGCGAATCGCTGATAACTCCCCCATCAGGTATTTGTAATCCTCCATCGATTTTATATTGCCACTCGCAATTATGTCAACTGCGTTCTGTTCTCTTTGGTCTAAAGTCTTAAAAAAATATTCTGCTAAATTTACAGCATCCATTGGCTCTCTCCTGCCTATGTTACTTTATCTTTGCTCTCTCAACCCTATTAGGTTCTCCTTAGAACCTGGTAATGTTCTAGAACTTGATGATGTTAAGTTTGGTCTACCGCCAAGCGTTGGAAGTGTGGGCAGTGGTATATTAAGTCCCATTAGCCTAGAAGGTAACGATGGCATAGAAGGCATGGTTTGAGGTATAGTTGGAGGAACTATAGGTGCTGGAACTGATGGAATGTTAGGTGTAGTAATACCATACTCCGCTAAACTAGCCTTAACAGCCTCCATATCAATAGGAGATGGCATTGGTAACAAACTATCAGGTTGTACTGCTGGTATGTTTTCTGGCATTGTTTTAGCACCACTAGGACCACCAGCGAATACAGGAGCTTCTACTACAGGAGCTCGTTTAGTAACAGGTGTTCTTCTTGGTGTTGAAGATGTTGCACCGCCTGTATCTTGATATTCTCTAAGCTTTTCTCCAGCTTCTTTTGCTTCTTCTTTGGTTCTATAGACTTTATTCCTAAATTGTTTTGGTACTCTGCTCCATCCTTCTGTGGTATTTCCAACTCTCCCTTCATCGTCTATCCAATAAATATTCATTAAATAACCAGATCTAGGGTCGCCTTCTATTCTATAAGCACTTGCTCCAGCTGCAATTCTTGCTCCCATTTCACTAGGAGCGTATGGATCATACTTTGGCTGTGGAGTAGGTTCTGGCATTGGCATTGGTCTTACTGGTCCAGGATCAACAGGTAGTGTTTCTCTAGGTTGTTCTATAGGCACTACTGGTGCTCTATCTTGAGGGACATCAATAGGCCTAGGCATGGGCATAGGCATAATCGGTCTTTCGTATGGTCTACTGAAATTATCCCCTATAGGATCTGGTCTTCTATCCGTAGGCATGAAAGCTTGTTCTGGCTGAACAGGGGCTTGATAGCCTTCAGGTGTAAAAAATGCTGGACCGCCAACAACTAAACTAGGTCTAGGTTGAACGGGTTGTAGAGGTGCTGGCACGGGTTGTGGAGGAGATGGCATACGCTCTATACGCTCTACCTCACCAAACTGTTGGTTTTGTAAACGTGGAGCAGCTGTAGAGCCTTGTAGGTTTTTAAAAAAACCCATTAATAAATTCCGCTAAACTTAGTTCCTCTCAAAGCAGCCTTACCACCACGAGATTTACCTGCTCCATATGGTTTAGGTGCACTACCGTTAGCAACTTTCTCTGCTTCAGAGTAATTAACAGTGCCTTGGTCTTTGATAGTAACGCTTGATTTTACGCCTTGTGTTTTTTCCATAGTATTACCTTTTAGTTTTAATTCTATTTCTTTTTAGGCCTACCCCTTTTCTTTTTGGGTTTGCTTTCTTTAACAACTTTTGCGAGTACTTTTTCCGCTTCTTTGTCGGCTTTTTTCGCAATTTTCTTGATGTCGATATTTGCATTTTCATTGACGCTCTGTTGATTGGCATTGATTCTTTGCTCCTCTTCTAGCTTCAGTTGTTTTTTATGTAATTCTGCTTGTTCTTTTCTAATTGAACTCATCTGTTACCTCTCATAATATCCATTGCTTTAAATTGTGCAGCTTGATCTATCCTTTCTCTAGCTATATCGTCCTTCATGATAGCAATATCTTTCTGAATAGCCAAACGTTGTTCTGAAAGTTTGTTATTCTCCATTGCTCTCATAGCATCAAACTCTTGTTTTTGAGCGAACTCTTCACGTTTACGTTGAACATCATCAGCTTTAATATCCAGCTCTTTTCCTCTCAACTCGACCAAAGGATCTGGTTGTGGCGGAGGTGGCATAAACATAGCGTTGATTTGTTCTGTTAACTGCGATACAACTGCTGCTATATCCTTGGCAACGTTTTCTTGGAGTTTCTGTTGATATTGCATACCTATTTCTGGTGGTAATTGTTGTATCTGTTGGAAAGTTGCTTGGAACTCAGGATCTTGTGCATTCTGTTGATCTACAATTTCAGCAGCTCTAAATGAAATATGCTGATAAATATGTGCTTGTATCAAAGATAACACCATAGGGTTTGCCTGTGCAGTTATCGTTCCATACAAAGACAGGTGACTATTGATGTGTGCATCGTGGTCTTGTCCGGCAAAAGCCTGTTGTGGCACACTAGCTATTAATCCAGCATTTTCATTAGCAGGATCAACAGGTTGTGGTTGAGGAGGTGGAGGCAATAACTGTTCTATGTTTTGCACACCCATAGAAGAATACATTCTTCTGTAAGCCTCGTATATTCCTTGCGGACCGTGTATTTGAGGATTGCTTTGTACGGTTCTCAATAATTCTTGAGACATCATGACTCTTTGACTCATTGAGAAAGTATTTGGATCTGAAACAGGTAGAACATCAACCCTATCATCAAAGTCCATAGACTTAATCATTTGATTGCCATTTGCAGTATTGTAAGGATAAGAAGGTGGCAATGAGTCTGCGAATACTTTAGCTAGTATTTCAAACTCTATTCTTTGGCTTGAATGCAGTCTTTTGTGAATTGCACTCATCACACGAGTACCACGTTCTAATAACGCTATTGTTGTTCCTACAGGTGCGTTCTGATTTGCATCACCTACTTGCATATCAGCGATAGATGCGAAACGCCTACCACTGTCTACCAAGATCCCTAGGAGAGAGAGTAGGGTTTGACTCGGTTCCTTAAAAGGTAGCGGAACAAAAGCGTCTCGCAAACTACCACCGGGAGCATCCATATCTCTGAACTCTCCAGGTTGCAAAGGTTGATCGTCATTACGTATGCGGATTCCTCTAGCCTTGAATCCAGCAGGTAAATTAGAAAGCGTACCCGCATCTATAAGCTGACGCAGTATAGATGTTGAAGCTTTCGATAGACCACCAATCATGTGAGTCAAACCAAATCCATAGAATCCTAGACCTGGTAAAAATTTGTAATGCACAAAATAATTAATCCTTTGTTTTAAAGGATCATCTTCTCTGTAATTTCTTCTAACAGATAAAACTTTGTTGTTAGCTATCGTAACAATGTATGGAAGCTTGATACCTGTTTCTTCTCCTTGTGCATCAAGATCTTCAAAACCCGGTATATCTAAATCTGTATGTATCTCATGTACCTTGCAGGTATCGTCATCGTTATAGCTAGGACTTACACCTTGTATTTCATCTATCTCTTCTTGTATCTCGTCAGTTTCCCTAGCCAACATATTTCCAGATTCGACATTTACATCGCTATAGAAACCCATTTGTTGTAGTTTCTTTATGTCGTTTATGGGCATGTTTATTACGTGTGTAATTCTGGTAGCACTATGTAAATCAGTTGCCGTATATGGAACGATTAAATCTTCACTTGGTATGAACTTAGATACAGCT